GGCTTAATCCAACGTCAGATGATTAATAAAACTAACTGATTTCTGTTAAGTTAAATTTATACTTTTTACCACTAACACGATTAATAAGAAATAAATCTTCAGAACCCTCTTGTATTGACCAACTACCTTTACTTCCATCTACTTCATTAGCAGTTCCATTTAAGTTAGACATATCAATATCTTGAGTAGTAACACTTCCCGTTACCGTCACTCCTGAACTGGTTGTTTCTAGCTTCTTTACATTATCGAAAAACAACTTTACAGCACCGTTTTGTTCTAGTGATAATAAAGTTTCACTACCATTTTGGCTGTAAAAAAAGTATCCGTTTGCCTGTAAATTAAAAAAATGTTGACTAACTATAAAATTTGTAGCAGTTCCTGTATGAAAAAGTCTCACTTCCTCTGCTGAACCTAGTCTTAACTCAGCATTATCAGCAAACTCTAAAGCACTATCAGACTTGTCAAAGACTACATTTGCACTGTCTCCTGTAAAGGTTACATCACCATCATGGGTTGCTCCATCATCAGTTATTGTTCCTGTTACATCTATACCACTAGCATCAATAGCCACCTTCGTTGTTAACGTACCAGCCGCCATAACTTGTAAATTTAACTTGCCATCCTCTGTTGCATCACTGGCATCTACAATGACAGATTCTATCGCTGCATAATTCACCTCTTCTGGTGTTCCAGCATCATTTTTACCCTTATAAATAATTGTTGATAAAACATCATTATCTTGACCAGCCCCACTAGCACCCCTTCTGTGATACAGCATAAGATCCGCACCACTGGCAGCATCATTAGCATTACATTCAATCTGAAAAGCTTGCCCTGCGGCAGTTGTTGTTAAATGCAAGGGAAATGAAGGGTCAGATTCATGAATACCAACCAAATTATTTTTAAGCCTGATTCTTGAAGCTAACGTACCAGCAGCACTAGACATAATATCTAATATGCCGTCTTCAGAACCATTTGTTGTATCTTCTATAGATGCGACCACACTTGCGTAATCGTGAGCATTGCCAGCAGAATCTTCACCTCTATAAACAAGATTTCCTAAATTATCATCGGCTGCTGGTGAAGCTGAGTTCCTAAATAAGACAAGATCAGGTGCATTATCAGCACCAGTATCGCTATTTTCTATGATTACTTGATCGGTTGTATCTGTACTGAACAAATGCAACTGTGCAGCAGGGGTTCCTGACCCTAATTGAAAACCTGTTGTTGAAAATGATCCAATTAATGTTTGGTTGGCTGATATTCCTATTTCGTTACTTGCAACTCTAAAAAAACCTGTAAGACCAGAATCACTTGTAAAACCTACACTTGGGGAGGATACATTTCCATCTGGAATATTTTTTAAAACTGTTGTAAGTTGTATTTTTTTATTTTTACTAGCATTTGCTGATTCACTTACATCAACTACAGGAAAAACATCAGCAGCTACAGGCGCAGTTAACTCAGTAAGTGCTGTAATTTTTCTATCAGCCATTTATTTTTCAGTAGCTGTCTCTATCTTACCTTCTAATTTCTCAAGAACCGCATTTAATTTTTTTAATGATCCTTGATTTTCTAATATAGGTTGTGTTGCGTTATTTATTTGTGTTTGTTTTTCGTTTATAGCTGCCTGTGCTTGCTGTTGAATATCTTTTATTTCTTGTTGTAGCAAAGAAACTTTTTTTATATCAATATCTAATTGTTCTTGTATTGTTTTAATTTCTGTTTTTATAAGATCAATTGCATTGGCCATATTTTTTATGTAATTAAATTAATTATAAGTAATATTTTATGAGCCTTCAAGTGCGGTTACTTTTGCTGATAATTCTTGAATTGCTTTTATAATAGGTGATATAAATTCATGATATCTTAAACCATATTTTGCGGTCATAGCATTTCCATCATCATCAACTTCATCTTTACAAAATCCAGCAAATTGTGTTGCTGATTTACTTATAGTTCCTAAAACTGTTTCAATTTCCTGTGCAATAAGACCATAATGTGTTCTTGTTTTGCCATTAAATTTATAAGAAACTGGGTTAAGTTTATTTATAAAATCAAGGCCAAGATCACTTGTAGCTATTGTATTTTTAGAATTTTCATCTGATGTATTGATAGTTCCATTTGTTGCAAACACATCATCAAATCTTAAACTTGCAGTTCCTAGATCATGCGCATCATCTGTAGATGATTTTATAGTGCCACCAACAACTAAGGTTCCTGTTTGTGTAACGTTTCCATCTGTTGTAATATCCCATTTCACAACATTTGATCCTGATGTATTGTTTCCTATTCTAAATCGGTTACTTGAAGCCACGCTTTGTAAGAGCCATTGATCACCGTTATCATCACCTTCATCTGCAATAAGATATAAATTGGCATTACTATTTTCAAAAGCTTTTAGTTTTAATTCTGTATTGCCATCTGGATCTGTAATTTCTACTCCAGTTGAATTTAAAGCAATAATTGTATTTCCTCCTCTTTGTAATTGAAGTTCCCCTGTGCCAGAATCATTTATTATCGAATTACTACCATCATGCGAGATAGTAAGATCTAAACCCGTTCCAAAAACAGCTTTTGCATTATCAGCAAACTCAAGAGCATTTTCTGATTGATCAAAAACAATATTAGCTGATGCTCCTGTTAGTGTAAGATCTCTTGCAATAGTTGCATCTAAATTTATTAAATCTACCCAACCATCATTTGAAGTATTACGAATTTTAAGTTTATTTGCATTAGTATCTGCCCATAGCATATACGCTACAGTTGTTGTGGGAGTTGAAGCATTACTGTTATTTGACAAGACAGCAGCTAAGGCATTATTTAAATCTGAACGAAAGCTGGCTCCTGATTGATTGGCTAGATTATAATCGTGTGTTGCCATAAGTTAGTTATACCGGTGGATTTGAGAGTTTAGGCACCTTCCGCACCAAAGCCGTTAGCTTGATATGCAAATGTGCGGTCAATAGCTGCATTGAAACTATTAAAGAAAGTGATGGAAAAACCTGTACGACTTTCACTACTAATTACATAATAGTCCCCTGAGTCCATATTACTAGCAGTTATGCCTAATTTAGGAGTTTGATAAAAGGCTTTATCAAAAGTTACCGCTTTTGCACCAGTACCGCTAGACATGGAGTTGCTTTCTGTTCTATTTTCAAACAATAACTGATAGCCTAACTCATCTATTAATGGTGTTTGGTCATTATATTCAGAACTTAATTCTAATTTAAATTGAAATAATCTCCCTGTATATCTACCATTTTCCATTGGTACAAAATCTTCAAAAACGCTTGAATCTTCCTGTGAAAATTTACTATCATCTTCTAATAAAATAAACTCACTGTTTTCGTCTTCTATTTCATCATCAGTGGCAGCACTATTACTTTTTCTAAATTTTATAATACCATTTGTTTCATCTGGTAAAGCACCATCGAAGTCACTCCATTGGTCAATTTTTGTAAAATGTAGATCAATAGTATCGTTTGGATAAAGACCTCTAATTTTTAATATTCTATTAAATTGAACTGTAAAAATCCCTCCCAAATCAACAGTATTTTCAAAGAAATATTCACCTGATGTTTTTAAGGTGCCACCAAAATCAATGTTCTGTAGATAACCTTCCTCAAAATCTGTCTTGTCATCTATTAAATCATCAGTTTCTAATACAAGTGCATCATGTTCATCAGAGTAAAAACAATCATTTCTTTGCCCTGCAAAAGGTGTAGCTCCTTGATCTTCACGAATTTCTTGAACTAGTAATTTTGGAAGTTCATCAGGTAAATTTATTATTGCACTTGTAGCATTTTCTGATTTATTATTATCCTTATCTACAAATTTAATTAAATATTCACCATTCATCAAAGGGATCATTATAGAATTTGTTGACCCTGCAACTTTTCTTAATAAAGTTGTTTCAGGCCATATTGCTGTCCCATCAGTTAATGCAGAATGTCTTACCTCAACAACTAATTCTTCTCGCTTACCTGTGTATGCTGGATCAACACGCCATTTTAAAATTGCTTCATTTTTTGTAGTAGCTTCAGCAGTTACATTTTGAGGGTCTGGTGGTAGTAATACAGGTGTATCTATAGGAGATGTTGTTTCAGGTATTGAAGATTTAGGAATGGTAATTTTTTTAAATATAAAATCTGATTTTTTATTATTTGGTGCAATACCAACTGCCCTCACATAAAACCTGACTTCTGACTCAGGTAATAAATTATCTATTTCAAATATAGTGTTGTTTGTTGTTGCTGTTCTAAAAGATCCATCACCTATTCTATATTTAATATCAAATAAAACTGAAGGCCCATTTTGACCTCTAGACCAACTAAAAACTGCTTTACTATTTGCCATAAATATTAATTAACAGTGATAATAGAATGTTGCAAATCTGCTGGTGGTGTAGGTCGTTCATCAAAAGCTGTGATATCAGGAACTGTTATTTCTTCATTTTTATCAGCAGCTGCATAAATAGAATCATTAAACTGAACACCCTCTATTTTATAAGTACCGTCATTATTGTCTATTAGATCAATACACCTAAACTTTTGATGTTGTAATGAAGATGAAGTAATCGTATAAACAGATTGTGATTGTGGTTCGTCAGAAAAAGCTGCTGTAGTAACAGTTGAACCTGACACTGCACTTATTGTTTTTGATTCCACTGTTCCATCTGGTAGTGTGCAATTTAAAGTAAAAGAAGTAGGGTTGCTACTTAAAACAGAAGATAAATCTTTGTCTAAAGTGATTGAAGTAGTTGAAGCTCCAGTTGCTATTCTGCCAGCCCTCTGAACTCCTTGACGCATTTCATCAGCTACTGCAAAAACTTGACCAGGTAACACAGCCAAACCATCTAAACCTGTTTGAAAAACAACAACATCTTGATCTAACTTTTCACTATTTAACATCCAAGTACCTAACCTTTGTGCTTGATATTTAGAGGAACAACCAAAAGCAACAATATCTTTTACTTGGTTACCATATTTCGTAATTAAATCATCATCTTTAACAATTATTACATCTATTTTATATAAATTATCTGGATTATTATATCTTACTCTAATTGAAGTCGATCTTGTTTTTAAGGATGTTCCAGTATATGTAAAAACACCACCTATAACATTGGCATTTGTATAAAGATGAACAGGATCAACATCTGAACCATCTAAGTTACCATGATCAGCCGCTACATTAACAGTATTAGCAGCCCAATATGTCATTCCCCTAAATGTACTTGCAAGGTTCTGAAGCACTTTATAAGCTTCATTCTGTGCTCCAATAACAGTATTTATTGCAAACCTTGGTTCGTTACCATCAGGTGTTGATACTAATTCATTTGAATATTGAGCAAGAGGATATAAATCAACCCAACTAATATTTGATGCCGTTATAAAATCACCAGCCCCATGTTTATCAGAGGTCAACATATCAAAAAAAATACAAACAGGGCAAGTTGTCCAATGTCTTCCAACTGCCAAACTTCCATCAAAAGAACCAGTAAATCTTAAACTACCATCAGATCTTACAGTTGCATTATGAGGTATTTTCACACGCATACCTTTTACTAAATATGATCTTGTTGGTAAAGATGCAAAAGCTTCAGTAGATAAACTTAATCCTACACAGGCGGCAAAGGGATAACGACTTTTTAAATCTTGTCGTTTAATCATTGAGGTAAGAATTACTCTATTGGCTCTTGTATTTTCCAACGGTGTATTTATATCTATATCTTCAAATTGTTCTTTACGAACTTCATAATCATTTTCTTTATTTGTAATTTTTTGTATTTTAAATAAAAAAGGAGCTTCACCTTCTAATTTAATTTTAGGTGTTTTGAATTGATAAGAAGAAGTGCTGATACCAGTGAAAGTTCTATCATATACTTCATTAAACGCTGTGCCTTTGGATTTTAAAAGTATTTTAATCCTTGTTGTTGCATTAAATAGTTGTCCTCTAGCAACTCCCTCCATAGCAGTACAGAATAAAGCGGGTATTGTAAAAAGAAATTCAACTGAAGTTGTATCATTATCAGTAATTTGTTTTACAGTTTTTCCAAAACCATAATTTCTTTCAGTTACTTCATTTTTATCGTTTTTTGTTTCGCTGTAATTTGAACCGATTTCTTCTGAAAAATTAACTAAATTTGACGCTCCACCTGTTTGATAATCAGACAATAAATCTTGATTTTCTGTTCCTGTTCTAAGTTCATAAGTAAAATGTTCTTTACTGACATTATCTACTGTTCCTGTCTGAACTGGTGTTTCATCTAAAAAAATTCCTTTTTTTGCTCCTTCAATACCTTCTATCGGCCCCTCACAAAGCAAGTCAATGATTTTTATAGTAGATATAGAATTTAAAGCCATAATTACTTTTTCTTTAAGTTATATCCCATTCCTTGAACAATAAAAACAGCTTGATCAAAATCAACTGATGTATCAATTATTTTTATTCTTACCACATAATTATCTTTTCCTTCAATAAATTGAAAGGGTAATTTTGCAAAATAATTATATTTTTGTGATTTAAAAGTCAACCCTTGTATAGTTGCTTGATTATTTAGAACTAAATTATTTGTACTTCGTTCCTCTATCTCTATGGCATAAGTTATAAAACCATCAATTCTTGTTGTGCCTTCATTACCAACAAAATCAACTAATCCACCAACTCTAAAATGAATTTGAAAATCTTCATGATTTGTATTCCCATCATTACTGCCTTCAATATTAGCTAAAAACTGTAAGCCTTCTTTTTGCAAATCTACTGTTACAGGGCCACGTACAGTTGGAAGTCCACCTACATCTGTATCACCAAAACTTGCATGAATATATCTTGCAGTTCCACTTGGAGTTTCTACTCTACCACCTCTTTTTGCTTCTAAACCAACTGCTGTTGTGTATACAAATTTTAATTCTTCACCATTCAACCGCACTGTATCCAAGCCTGCTGGTCTAAATAATTTCATTAATGGATCAGATTCATTTGCTATTTCAATATCTGTACTTAAGGTATGACCTCCAACCAAAGCTTTTCCATAAACAACAGGTACTGTTTTACCTAAACCAACAGTATTAGATGGCCCTGTATAACCATAACTTTGCGAACCATCTGACCCTCTTGTAATACCACCAGCACCACCTGTATATCCTGATAAAGGTGCATTAAAATCAAACTCAAAACTAGGTAGTTGTGGCTGTGGTGAAATCATATCTGAAACACCATTAAGAATAAGACCAACACCTATTTTACCGACAACACCACCGACAACACCTGCAAGTCCACCTGTAGCACCGAATAAACCGGCAGGGCCAGCACCAGCGACACCTAATGCTGTTCCAATTCCACCAGTGGCAACAACTAATGCAACTCCAGCAACTGCTTTTACGGCGTCGCGACTACCTGTAATTACAGGTGTTATCACTAAATCATGCTTTCCTAAAGGTAAATGCAAATCATCATAATTCAATTCTTGATCTACTTGTGTTATCTGATATGTAATGCCTTGCTCGTGTGAAGTCGCTAAGTATTTAGCAAAATCAGGATAATTTATACATAAAAGTTTAATAGCATCTGCTGGCGTTCTTAAATTATGATAGACATGAGTTTTACCCCACCTATCACCTAATTCATCTAGCAGCAGAATTTTATGCTGCATATCTAAAACACCCAACAGTTCTTCTTCTATAATAATGGTTGAAGTATTGAGAACAACTAATAGACTCGAATTTTTGATGCAGTATCATATCATTTTTTAACAAAACAGCACCGTGCATTGGTTCTTTTGTCCATATTTTCATTACCAGAACATCATTAGGTTTTCTTTGTTTTAAATCAACTTCATAAAAATTTAATTTATTTGCATTTTTTAAAAAAATACTCTCACAAGTTTCAAAATTTTTTGGCCGTTCATAATCTGGCAAATTGATGCCTAGTAAGGCATAATAATCACGCACTATAGAATAACAATCAAAAACACCATATTGCCATTGTCTTCCTATTAAGGATTGATAATTTGCCATATGTCCTGTGGTAAAAGATAAATGTACCAAGGGATTTTTGTCGCTATACAAGCTTTTTTATCTGGTTCGCTTGCGTTTCCACCTTCTGGGTGAGAATGAACAATATATTGTAAACAACCTTTTGATCTAGCTTTTAAAAAATCTTTTGGGTGTATTGCGAAATTATTTTCTGGCGTATCTGAAATGTTATTGCAAGGATAGTAAACATCATTCACAACAATCCCACAAGACTCTCTCGGTGCTTCCTTTATTGCGTGTTGTTTTGCTGCTTTTTTAAATTTCATTATATTTGTATTAAACTATGATGTCTCTAATTTGTCTTTTGGGTAATCTAAGATTCTGTAAATTAATTTTACCGACAAGTTCAAAAACTACTGACTCAGGTGTTTCTGATGCAACTCTATCTATATACCAGATGTCATCTGTCTGTGCTATTGCAGTTGGGTCTGCGGTTGCATTTGTTCCACTGGAAAAGTTTACAGCATCAAGAAATTTTTTATGTGTTTGAATCCTTTTTAGTTCTGCATTTAAAGGATTATATAAAAGCATTAAATTTGTTATTGCATTATCAGCATTTGCAACAGTAAAAGTGGGTCGAGGTAATGTTCCTTTAGTAGCCTTATCAAAACCTTTTACTTGTACAGGTGCGGCTACATAAGTTTGACTATTAAAAACAATATTACTTTTAATTTCATTAGTTCCAGCATGATAATAATAAATTTGATCTACACCATTAATAGCAGCAGTAAGTTTCAATTCAAATAAGGTAATTAACGCAGAAGGTTCTAATTTTTGTATTTCTTCACTAATTTTTGAAGATGTTGGTGAAACTTGTTTACTTGTCATGCTTCGGCTACCTCCTCAAATGTTGCGTTTATTGTAGCCCTATTTAAATAAGGTATTGTTTTATTCCAATCTCTACAAATGAGTTTTTTACTAGCACTTTCACCTGGTGGAGTGTAATCAAAGTTTTCCACACCAGCCCTAGCATCAAGAAAAGTTTCAATCTCATCTGCGTCTGTTTCACTTATATTTTCCCATTTAAGACTATATACTTTTAAATTTTGGTTTATACCAAAGGTAGACCGTTGAGAATACCCCGAACCAAATTGGGCAATACGAATGTTTGGTTTAGATGTTTTAGTTAGCCCATAAGTAGGATTAACTGTTGTTGGAAAACTAGCCATTAACTTAATAAACCTCCAGCCATTTTTTGATTAACAATTTCAGCCTGTACTGCTGAAGCTATAGCTTCACCTAATCGTGCAGCAGATTGATCATCACCCTGTACAGACGACCCAGAAGCGTCTACATTGACCACCACGTTAGTTGTACCTCCTCCTAGTTGGTTGTTTGGGATAATATTGCCACCTCTTGAACCCATCTGTAATAATTCTGGGCCTTTCTCACCAACTACAAAAGCACCACCAGCACTAACAGGGC